CGATAATAATAGATCTTGCATGCCTAGTAAACATCTTACGAGCAAACTTTACTTTGTCTGAATAAGTAAGAGGATTGTCTTTTTTATCATTAGATTGTGACAAATAGATACGATATTGTGCTCGACCAGCAACCGCTGCGAGCTTGTCTAATAACTTACCATGTCCAATAGTAGGAGGATTCATTCGGCCAAACACCAAATAACCAACCTTTTCTTCTTCAACTAAGTATTGACTAAATCTATTAATCATTTACCGTGTGCCGCCTTACGTACCTGAGGAAGGAGTTTCCTTGTAATACGATTTACTCTAGGCTTCATTTTCTGAATACGCTTTTCGAGTTCAGCCTTTTTGCCCGGTGTTAAATCTTTACGAGGAATACCTTTTGTTAATTTCTTATAGATGGTATCTATCGCTTGCTTCCGAGCACGTTTCTTAATGCGCTCAGGATTAGCAATACGCTTACTCATTCGAGCACGGCCAATTTTTAATTTATTTTTATTTTTGCGCATGTCACGAGAACGCTTACGGCGAGACGCCATAGATAACGCCTCGTCAGTAGATTCTTCTTCTACTGCTGTTTCTTCGTACATGTGTTTGCGACGTTTCATCGCACGATACTTTAGGTACTCGTCTTCGCCATCTTCAATAGGCGTAATCATTAGTTCTTTAAAACTATACATTAGTTTCTTCCCGGTTTATCCCATCCCTTTAATATATCCTTGCTAAAGTTGTTGTACGAAAATTCCATTCGATCAACAATCTTAACAGCATCACCACCAAGTTTATCAATTGCAACGTAACCTTCTTCTCCGGTTACTTTGTATCCATTCTGCGTCTTTACAAAGGTTTTTACCTTTGCTAAACCATTTAATATATTTATAAGTTTTAATTTCGCTAATACAATAACTTTTTGCAGCTCAAACATTTGTTGTAAACTTTTTTTGTTTTCATCAGAAAAAAAATCTAAAATAGTTGTTAGTTTATCTCGTTGAGCTGTTTTACCTTTTTCGGTTTTACGCTTAGCAATTTCTTTTCCATATCGTAATCTAATCCACCTAATGAGCATGGATACGTGTCGCCTTGTATCTGTAATAACATCTCCGCGTCTGACGTATTTGTTTCCGAATGTTTCAATGAGGCCCGGTAACTCACTATGCGATTCGAGCTGTCGTAGGGTTGTCCCTGAAATTTTGTTAAATATTTTCCCAGCTTGCGATAAATATTCGTCAACATCATTAGTGTCCTTTTTACTCATAGTCATATTAGTCAAATCACGTAGCATGGCATCTTGTGACCATACCTTTTTTGATTTCTTAAACTTAGATACATCTACTCCGTAACTTGCTCTAAGTCCTTCAAAGGTGTTACCTTTATATGTTGTGTGCCAGACAATTCCGATTTGAGCGGAACGTACGGCTCTCGCAGCTTCAGAATTACTAGGGACAGCATAAACAATAGTATTAGGATGAAAAGTAATATACGACTCACCATTAATCTTTTCTTTCTTTAAATCGCCAGGTCCATATAAGAAGTCACCTTGCACGATACCCTTGATACCCAAGGAAGGGAGCTCTCGCAAAGCGACTTTGAGCTTGTCAGCAAGATCACCACTTGTATCAGCGTCAACATCAGCAGGAGTCTTATAGACCTTGGGATTCTTGTTAAAAATACCTTTCTTTGCAACAAAGAAACGTCCGTCATTAGGATCAGTGCCTGCAAAAATAGCAGGAGCGCCATCCCATTTAACAGATACATTACCAGCATGATCACCTTTCAACATATTACGAAGTTCGCGTAGTGCATTAATTGCCTCGCGAGTTCCTTTTACGCCACCATAAATTACTTTATCCTCAACATGAGTCATGTGAGTGTTCTTCTGTTCAGACAAATACGACTTAAAGCTTTCCATATTAATCTTCGTTGCCATTACGCTTGCTCCGCTTTTACATATGCTGACGAATCATTTGTTTTCGCAGCCATAACATTTACTACTTCAGATGTGAATGCGTTTCTTTGTGTTTGACTAGCACTCATAATAGCTGTACCTATATGAGCTGCAGCAAGTAATGTATGAACAAAGCCTGCATTTTTTTGTTTCATTTCAGACTCGAATTGTAATCTGTCAGTTTTAGGATGAATTTTTTTGACAAGATTAAAGAAGTCTGTTACTAATTTTTCGGGAGGTTTATTACTAACTAATAATTTTGCTTGTGTTATAAGCTCTTTGTTTGTTGGTAAAATCTTTTTTAAATGTATAGCAGAAGAATACATTAATTGACCATAACCAGTTCTACCTGCTCTAGCACCTGTACCTTTTAGTTCAAAGTTTAATGCACCAAATACACTAGGAGATCTGACTTCAGCCTTTTTACTATTGTCATAAATGAAAAAACCGTATTTAGACGACCAAATGCTTTTACCTGCTGCTGTTTCTAACGTGAATCTAGAAAACTTATGAGTGTCTAATATTGCGTCTTCAATATTATAATCACCTAATTTTACTCTTTTATTTTTTCCAACCTTTTTAAGCGAAATGCCAACTATAGTCTTATTTTGAAAATGCTTTAATATTAATATATTTAGCTCAGCTAATGTTTTAGCCTTTGCAAATAGAGCTTTAGGATCTATTCCTCTTTTTACTGCCCAGATATCACCTGGATTCCATTTGTCGCTATTAAGGCTTGGTTTACCCTCTAATTTTCTTACTCTATCTTTTGCTTTATAAATTGCTTCCATGACAGAATCACCCCTATGAAGAGTATGATTTTTTGTTACATATTTTTTCTTAATTAAAGCTTGGGCTATTTGATACGCAGATGCATGCCAATCGCCATCAATAGTAACATAAGATTTGAATGACTCACTTACTGAAACTTTATCTTTATATTTTTCTAATGTATTATATGTGAAATGTGAAAACTCATTATTCATACCCTCGCCTAGAATAGCTGCTATGTACAAACAATGTAATGATTCAAACCTTGCTGTGTCTCCTGTAGCTCCACCACCGGCACCTTGTCCACCAAATAATGGAGATTTGCCAATCATATTAGAAAGTATTGTATTTCCATTTTTTAAGTCAAAGGCAACAGTTGGACCTGAATCAGGATCAGCAACATAATTTTTTATAGCATCTATGTTTTTCTTAGTATTAGCAATAAATACGTCTTTTCCGTTAATATCGCTTACGGGATCTCCTGCCTTTATTGCATTAATAAAGACTTCAACTCTTTCTTGATTAGATCCACGCACAGGTTTATCCCACTCTGCACGAGCCATTTTAGCAAACGTAGCCATATCTTCTCCATAGAAACTTATCTCTATTTATATAAAAAGAAAGCAGCCGAAGCTGCTTAGTTGAGGGAGAAAAGGGTGCTAGTGAGTGCCATGACTAACCATGAGTCCACTCACTAGCTCGCGACGGGCGTCCCCGAGAACCTTAGTCCTATCTCTCATAAATGTACGCATCGACTCTGTCGGCATACTTGAGAGGTAATGACTGGTTGTACCGGCGAACGCCGCGGCGATGACCACGTGCTTGAAGTTTGAGATAGTACCGTTGGTACTTACCGTCCTCTTTCAGCATTCTGTTACACTTAGATACGAAGGATCTAAGATCAGCAATTTGAGGATCTTGACAATCACTAAAAGTTGCTATATACGAATCAGATGTCCGGGTCGTGTACATTATAATACCTCCGCTTGGAGGTTACGCTCTTCACGATCAATGTTTTTTATGAGATCTTCGATAATCATATCGAGTTCAACTTGAATGTCTGACTTAGACATGTTAAACGTATTCGAGCGGCGAAGTACGCTTGCAAGCTTATTCTTCATTACAAGTGCATCGTGTAGGTCTCTTACTATAATCATACTATTCTCCTTATCATGTAACCATACTACCATACTTTTAACGAGATGTACATAAAAAAATGCGGTTAAAGCCGCATTAATTTAGAGTGTATCATTTATATTACAATAATTCGTTTGGATTGTTTTTGTAAGTTTTAATAAGTTGTGAAAGTGTTAGATTGAAAAAGAT